CAAAACATTCTTACCTTGCGATAAACATCCTGCCGCAGCATGACACATGAACAACGATTTACCCACACCAGTTCCCGCCAAACATATGTTCAACGTCTTGGTTGGTAAACCACCTTTGGTTATTTTATTGAATAGGTCAAGGTCAAACGGTATTCTACTTTCATGTCGATGATAGAAGTCATATCGAGCATCCGAATCATTGATGTAATCGTGACCCACAGTAGAGTCAAATGACACTCCAAGAGCATCACTGAGTATCTTTGGTATCGCACCTTTGGGTTTAGAATCTTTCTTGTTATCGAGGATTTGAACTGCTTCCATGATAGCATTATAGATTGCTTTATCTTGACAAAACTTTTCGGTTTGATTAGTCAACCATGCTACATCAGTTGGTTCATCTCTGTCGGAATGTATTTCACGAATAAGTTCAACGGCATTTTGAACTTCTGTTTCACTTAGGTGTTTGGATTCTGTAAAATTAATTACAAGGGATTCGTAGGTAGGTAGGTTCTTATACTGATTGATAAATGTTTCTATTTCTTTGAACACTCTGCGTTCTGTTGTGTCCGAAAAGTATTCGTCTTTGATGAACGGTATTATCTTTCTAGCATAGTCCTCATTATAAATCAGGTTCTTCAGAATAGAAGTTTCTAGTCGTTTCATTTTGTGTTTGGTCAAGTAGTATCTCGGTTAGTAGGTCACCCATTATTGTATGCAATTCGGGATCGTTTGTCAAGTCATCAATGTTATGTTCGCCAGAATTGACTATGGTATATCCAAATTTCAATCTGGCAAACTCACCCTCTTCAACTATACCTGCTTTACCATAGTGGTATAGAACTCCCGCATACTTGCCACGCAGGATTCCTACACCAGTTACAGTATTGTCATCAGAGTCAACGAACTCGTAATCAATGTCACGTTTAAGTTTCACTGGCTTCGACTTCCAGAACTGTATCTTTTCCCATAATGTTTCCATAGGTAATTTCATATCGTTTCCTTACATATTCTTTGAACTTCTCACTAGCAAGAATATCATCCCAAAATTCTGCGGTTTGTGTATCATCAAATCGTTTCTTGTCACCAATCTCTCCTGTCTCTTGGTCTACTTTTGCATACCAACCATTTGATGGTTTAGATACAAAGTTTCCTTCAAGTGCAATGTCAAGTAGACCAGAGTATTTCTGAATACCACCATCAAAAGATACTGCAACTGGTATCTTCGACTTCTCACGAACAAATCGTGACTTCTCTACGTTGATGATAAAGTTGTATCCTGTAATCTCTGTGCCAGTTTTTTCTTGCTGCCTTCCGAGAATCCAAATTGTATCTGCGGAGTAATACGAACCTGTGCCACCACCAACGATGTCTTTAGGGAACATACCAATCTCTTTGTATGTGTGATTAACCACAATCATTGGAATATCTTTGATAGTCAAGTGTGGTGTCACCATACGGAACAACGACTTCATTTGTTTTGCACGACTCATGTCTGCAACTGATTTACCTTCAAGTGAATCTTCTACTTCTTTCTTCGATGCTAGGTTACCAATCGAATCGAGAACGATAATAACTTTGTCACCCTTTTCAATCTGCTGCAATTGAACCATGATGTCGTGCTTCAACTGCTCTACGTCAGTAATAGGAGTATGGAGCACACGATTGGTATCAATATTGAATGTATCGAAATAAGATTGAGGAGTGCCAAACTCAGAATCGTAAAATAGAACAACGGCATCTTTATATTTCTCCAAGTATGCAGATGCCATCAACAAAGCAAATGCGGTTTTGAAATGTTTTGACGGACCAGCAAACATAGTCAGACCTGGTGTTAGACCACCATCGAGATTGCCAGCAAGTGCCACATTAATCATCGGCACAGATGTTTGTATCATATCTTTCTCAGTAAAGAACTGAGACTTTGCAAGGATGGACGAATCTTTAATCGTCGAACCTTTTTTCAATTTATCAAGAATACTCATTATCATTCTCCACTTTTATAAAAAAATTCCACACCGTTTTTAGTTTCTTTGCCTTCTAAAAAATTACAAAATTCTTCTAAAGTCATAAGGTGAAATTTAAAACCCTTATAGTCGGCAATTTCATCACAGTGCGATAAAACTGATTCGCTCGGTATATGTTTTCCACGTATGATATAAACATCTTTATATTCATATTTTTTATAGTATTTCCATATTTTATGTGGTATTTTTTCATCCACTGAACCAGTAACATTTTGATTTGTGCAATCAGCATATATGCCATCACCTATAATAAAATCAATTTCATGTTTTCCGTTCTTTTGATAAGTAAAAGGTATTTTATTTTCACGTAAAAAAGTTTTTAATTCTTTCTCAAGTTTAATACCACTTTGATTTGCTTTCGATGCATCTGTTAATTTTTTTGCTTTTGCCATTATGTAAAAAATTCCTCTAAAGACGGTGTTTGTTTCTTGTGTGATTCTATATTTTTAAGATTATATTTTGCAGTCTCAAAAGTAAAAGCAGGTTGTTCTATATCAATCTGATTTTTAGAATCGGTTGAATCTTTCCAACATAAATCCTTATCTTTTGGATAGTCCAAAGTCCAGTTCAATGTGGAATTATTCTTCATAATTTTCTTTGCTTCTTTATTCAAAGGATAGATGTATCTAAACATATAACCTTTAATTTTCTTGATGCCTTTTTCTTTCATAAAGTCTGTAGTCAACCAAAAGATTTTATCTCTACCAGAAAAAACTGCATTTTCTTTACATAATGATTTGGTTGATCTTGGATGTAACTTCTCACCATTTTCCATCATATACACTTGAGTCCAATACTTCTCTCCAAAATAAAAATTTGATGCTTGATACACATAACCACACTTACCCATTATACCATCTGCCATTGTATACAGAAAAAGACACTTGGTATTTTTCTTCATCCATTTTACAGTTGCAGATATCATTTGAGATTCAGAATTTTTTGGCATGTCATCATCCATGCACATTTTACCAATCTCAAAATAATCTTTTGATGTTAAACCAGGAAACATTTTATTAATAGTATGCATTGGTTTTGTTCCCCACCCCAAAGTCAAAACACCTTTCAGTTTATCATCAATATAAAAACCAAGAAAGTGTTTTGTTAGTGTGGGCATCACAGGTGAATAATGAAACTTTTGTATAAACTCCGATGCCTCATACTTAGAAATATCTTTGATAACATATTCGAGTCGCATATATTATTCGTCATTCATTTTGGTAATTCTGTCTTTGTGTATAACTTCGTGGTTGTCAGGCAAATCGTTTTCTTTCAGTCGTAAAACTCCACTGCTAATAAGAGATTCTATACTAGGTGAGGGAGGTAAGTCAACCTTTTTCTTCTTGATTGCCTTTTTGGGTTCTTCAGGTTTCTCTTCTTCTTTCTTTATTGCTCGATAGGTTTGATTGGCAGCAATCAATAGTAGTATTGCAAGTGGGTCAAATACAATAATAATAATGAAGATGACTAGTCGTACTGCCTTATCTATAATGTCTCTGTCGTGCGTACCGTAGACCACTTCTGCCACATATTTGATTGGTCCAAAATCAGATTCAGCCTTTCTAATTTCCAACGATACAGGTGACTTCTCTTCAATAATTTTTTGGATGGCCTTTTGCGACCCATCAATTTCATCAGTAATTCGTGTGCGCTCTTTCTGTTGGGTTTTGCGGATTTGGTTCGCCTTCTCAGCTCCTTTCTCGTCCGCCGAGCGTACCATGATTTGGTCAACCGCCGCATCCAACTGTGTGAGATTTTTGCGATTAGTCTCGATGGTCTCTTTAAGCGTTTTGATCTTCTCTTCATAAATGAATTCCTTTTCAAGCAGTGGTGCGAGACTTGTTGAGTGTTCGATATGTGCCTTTGAAAGATAACCGAAGATACCCATCGATGTGATTGCCATCAGCAGTATCACAGCAACAAGAAAATAGTAACGCATCATTCGCACACTAGCATTCCAGTTATTATACAACCACGATACGGTTACTAACTTTGCTGCTTCAAGCACCGAACCCATAATGATGATTGGCCAGTATGAACCAGGAAATATTTGTGCAAGACCTGCTACTGAATAATATGCCGCAACAGCAGACAATGCTATCGCAGTAAGAAATGGTAGTATAACGTGTATCATCCGAAGAAACTTTCTAGTGTGTTACCACTTTTTTCTGTTTCCCATCCAAGACAGTCAAGAATAACTTTGATGGGTTCAATAAATGATTTCTCAAATTGTGTATCATAATCGATATACTCTTGAATGTCAAACTCTTTAGGTAATCTATTCGGAAAAGATATCACTGTATCTTTGATTGGATTGGGCATCTTCAACCATGCGAACTTCAACTTCTCACCCTCTTGAATCAGAGGATATTTTGTTGTAAGATTTTTTTCTCGTAGATAATTATTGTAGAGTAAAGCACCTTTCACATGAATCGGTGTTCCTTTTTTATATAGGGTAGCAGAATCGGAATATTGTTTCAATCCATTCACTCCACGTGGAAATGATATATCCTCTACAGGTAGATTTCTAAACTCATGTTTGAAAGTAAAAATAAATTCTTGAATGTCTTCCTGAGTTCCTGTCATCATCAGTTTAATCAATTCACGCATCTTATCACGCACAGCAGATGGTGTTGATGATTTAATCATTTCCAAACCCATCACCTTCATGTGTGGTTCAGAATACTGCACACCTTCATTGTTATACACATTGAGAATGTAACGCTTCTTGGCAGTCCAGATACCTTTGTTTGCCAGAGCCTCACGTTTCATAATCATTTTCTGATCGTAAGCATGGACATATTCTGCAAGTTCAGAATAACTCTTATCAATATACGGTTGTATTTTAGTTTCACATATCTTGTCCATGAAGGATATAACTTCAAGTATTTCCTTCTGTGTTTTAATTGTAGATGAAACCAACGGTCCAAGGTTAAGGTAAATCGAGTCCGTGTCTGATGCGATAACATAATCTTTCTCTGTCTTTAATAGTTTATTTAGATAGGCATTTAGTTTATTTTCAATCCAACGAATAGATAACTGACCCGCCATAGTAACAGCAAGTGCAATACGCAAGTCGTAGAACCGAAAATACTGTGAACCCATAGCACCATAGGCAGAGTTCAATGATACCTTCTTTGCTAACTGAAGATTATTATATCGTGCGACTAACTTGCTTATTTCTTTCTTCTTCTCTTCATCCTTTTCGTTTTCGTATTCTTGTTCTGCTTGAAGCATTAACTTCTTAAACTTCTTACGGTCTTTATACATTATCTCCATCATCTCAGGCAAGAAACCTTGTTTAGTTGTTCTGAAGAATTGACCGTTTGGTGTTAGAGTCACACCATCCATTCCACTGGTATCAAGTTCTTTTTTCAGTAACACTTCAACATTTGCTTGTGGTGCAAGAACAGTCATTACATCATTATAGTCTTCTCGTTGAACCAAAGTTTCTGGTGAGATATTATACTGAATTATCAAATGTGGATACAACGAATTCAAGTCAAACGATGCAACCCAATTATGTAATCCAACTTGTGGGTCTTTGACATACGCACCCTCAAACGCAGAGTCTTTTCTGTTCTTCTCTTTTGGAGGAACAACAATCTTTCGTTCAATCAAATGATTGTATATCAACGAATCCCACATACGTGTTTGAGCAAAGACATCTTCATAGTTTGTCTTTGTATCGTATGCCAGAGTAAGAGCCAGTTCAAGAAGTTTTAGTTTGTCTTCTAACTTGACAATCAGTTCAACGTCTTTGATGTTATAGTCAATAAACTTTTGATAGTTCTCTTGATAAAGTTGTGTGAGAGAATCATACTCATCATACGCAATTTTACCGATGCCAAGTTCTACTTGTGCAATCGCATCGAGTCGATATGATTCTTGTGACTTACCACCTGGCGCATACCACTTATACAGTTCGATATAATCAAGTGCTGCCACACCAGTAATTTGATGAACGATTTCTTTACGTCCTTGAATCATTGTCTCACGTTTGTAAAGATTGTTCCACGGTGAAAGTTTGGATGCTTCATCTTCACCCATAACACGTGTGATTCTATTAATCAGATAGGGGATATCAAAGAACTTAGTGTTCCAACCAGTAATGACATCGGGACAGTTTGCAATCCAATCATCCAAAAACTTGCGACACAAATCATGTTCATCTTTACACTTGAAGTAGATGACATTATCGTTGTGATT